GGTTGGACTGCAGGTTCAGGATCTTATGGTTGGTTTTTACCGGACATTGGTGTATTAATGTTAAGTGGAGAAGCTTTAGATGGGGTTGTTGGAGATGGTGGTATTGCATTAAATACTACACGAACTGCCAACGTAGCATCCTACAACCAAGACAAGTTATTTGCATCTTTAAATGATGGAAATGGTTGGACTGTAAATAGTGAAGAAACATTATCTTCTGATTACATATTTGTTAGAGCAAGGAATAGTGAATTTAACTACTCAGAAAACCCATCATTTATATCAGGATCTACAGGTGAGGTTATTTACAACACATTTATTGATAGTCCTAAAACATATATCACTACAGTAGGGATGTATAATGATAATAATGAATTATTAGCAGTAGCTAAATTATCAAGACCACTCCCAAAAGATTTTACAAAAGAATTACTTGTTAGAGTAAAACTTGACTTTTAAAAAACTAAATGAGTGTATATAAACAATTTACCACTAAGGAGGTTACCATAACCCCATTTAACGCCCAAAAAGATTTCACCTTCATAGGAGGTGAAATTACTGGGTCTGATGTTGGTATTGAGTTATATACTGGGTTAAAGCCATTAACCAACATATATGACCCTTCATTGACTACAGGTTTAGTTTATGGAGAAAACAAAAATGGTGTTTATCAAAATATAAAACAATTATATTATTCAAATTATTTATCTTCTAGTTTAGGGGATGATGCAACAACACCTACATTAGTAGCTGGAGTTACACCTGAATATGATAGATATATTGGTGGGGTTACAAGTCCAAGATATGATAATTATTTACAATCAACCTTAAATCAATCTAGATACTTCCCAACAGGATCAAATGCTGAAATATCTGTACTTTCCATCCCATCTAGAATGTATGGGGAAAATATAGTACCTTCTACCTTTGAATTTACATATACATCCTCAAACGATATAGGTTCCAATGTGAAGGATGATGGGGAAGGAAATCTAGTAGTAAACACAGTATCAGGCTCAACATCATTCATTACACCAGGTCAAATTGTAGGTCAAATTTTTTATTCTCATGGTATAGCAACTTTAACAACAAGTTCTCTAAACACTATGGGGTTTGAAGTGTCTAAAACTCCATCCCAACTATCAAATGTAGAAATCAAATATCGTTCCTCATTTCAAATATATGAGAACCAATATAAAGTAAATATTAGAGAAAATGAATTTGGTTATTCTCTTAACCCATCACTACTTTCGGGTAGTTTAGATGATCAATACTATAGTTTTGTAACAGGTTCTAATTTTGTACCTTATATTACAACTGTAGGTTTATACAACGATAATAAAGAATTATTAGTTGTAGGAAAATTATCTTCCCCTATCCCAGTATCTAAATTTACAGATACAGTAATAGTAGTTAACTACGATTTATAAAACCATGAACTGGACATTACAGCAAAAACCTATAAAGAAAATCTCAGATTTTCCCAATAATACCTTTGGCTTTGTTTATAAAGTAAACCATATCCCAACTGGTAAATCTTATATAGGTAAAAAAGTACTATTCCATAATAGGAAAGTAAAATTAACCAAAAAACAACTTAAAGAATACGAGGGAGTTGTTGGTAGAAGACCATCATATAAAATTGCAGTTAAAGAATCCGATTGGGAAACATATTGGGGTTCAAATAAATATTTAAAAGAACTTATGGCTAATGAGCCAATAGAAAATTTTGAACGTTCAATTTTAAAATGTGTCCCTACTAAGAAACAACTTACATATTTTGAACTCAAATATCAAATGGTGTACCAAGTACTAGAAAAACCAGATGAATTCTTTAATGATAACATCTTAGGAAAGTTCTTCACAAGAGACTTTGATGCCTAAAATAGGTTTCGTATATTCCATATATGATAAATGAACTATTAGTAAATCTAGTTGATTCAGTATTAGGTTCTGGGAAAAGAACAGCTAGGGGAAATAAAGCCTATAGTTGTCCATATTGCAATCACCACAAACCTAAACTTGAAGTTAATTTCTCCCAAGAAAAAAAAGGATATAATCCATTTCACTGTTGGGCTTGTGATAAGAAAGGTAATAGAATATCTCAAATATTTAAAAAAGTAGGAGTATCTCCCGAAAAGTTTGGTGAATTAAAGAAGTTAATAGGGAATGAAGTTGAATATAAAACCCAAAAAACAAAAATAAATTTATCACTTCCAAAAGAATTCAAACCCATAATAGGTAACAGAGACATTATAGCTAGACACGCTAGAGTTTATCTTAAAAACAGAAAAGTAACAGACGATGATATTTTAAAATATGATATAGGATATTGCGGTTCAGGTGAGTATGCTAAGATGATAATTATCCCTTCATACAATTCAGATGGTAGTCTTAATTTTTTCACAGGTCGTTCATTTGATGAAAAACCCTATAGAAAATACAAAAACCCAGAGGTATCTAGAGATGTAATTCCATTTGAACTATTTATTAACTGGGATTTACCACTAATAATATGTGAAGGTCCGTTTGATGCTATGGCTATTAAGAGAAATGCTATACCCTTACTTGGTAAAAATTTACAACAAAGTTTAATGAAAAAAATAGTCACATCCACAGTTAAAAAAATATATATAGCTTTGGATACTGACGCTATGAAACAGTCCTTAAATTTTGCAGAGGACTTTATAAATCAAGGTAAAGAGGTCTATATGGTAGACCTTGAAGGGAAAGACCCAAGTGAAATGGGATTTACCAATTTCACTAACTTAATCCAAAATACGCTTCCTATAAATCAATTTGATTTGATGAAGATGAAGCTACAACTAATATGAGTAAAAAAATAGTATTAAAAAGTCCGTACAAACGTATTCTAGAAGTATCAGATGATGCTCAACAGATTACAATGCCAGATTCCCGTTATTATCAACGTAATGGAGATTATTACCCATCCATTACTTATGTTTTAGGTTCTTACCCAAAAGGCAAGTATTTTGAAGATTGGCTTAAGAAGGTAGGATATGCTTCTGAGCACATTGTGCGTAAAGCAGCAAGTCAAGGTACTGAAACCCACGAAATGATTGAGGATTACTTGAATGGTAAAGAATTAAATTTCCTATCCAAATCAGGTCAACCTCAATACGATGCATTAGTATGGCAAATGTTCTTACGTTTTGTTGATTTTTGGGAAGAATATGATCCAAAGTTGATTGAAGCTGAAGTACACCTATTTTCAGATGAATTAAAGGTAGCAGGTACCTGTGATATGGTATGTGAAATTGAAATCGATGGGAAGACTGAACTGTGGATTATTGATTTTAAAACATCAAATAATCTTCAAACAACCTATGATTTACAAACAGCTATATACGCTAAATGTTATGAAGAATGTTTTGATAAAAAGGCAGATAGATATGGTGTGCTTTGGTTAAAATCTAATAAGAGAAAACCAGCAGATGGTAAAATCCAAGGTAAGGGGTGGGAGATGTATGAATCTAAACGTACACAAGAAGAAAATTTAGACATATTCAAAACTGTAAAAACATTATTTGATTTAGAAAACCCAAACCATTCACCAATATTCACTGAATTTAGAACGCAAGCTAAAAGAAAAGTGTGATATTTATAACAAAATATTAAAATGAACGATTTCAATTTAAAAAAATATTTAGCTGAAGGCCGCTTGTTAAAAGAAAATAAAGACAATCCTAAAGCAATTATATTAGCAGGTGCACCTGGCGCAGGAAAAGGGTATATTCTTAAAGGTTTAGATTTAGGTGGTATAAAAGTAATGAATGTAGATGATATTTACATTGGCTTATTAAAAAAAGCTAATGTATCTTTAGATTTAAAAAATGCCACACCTGAAGAAAGAAGTGAGCAAGCTAAACAAATGGCTGTTGCTAATAAAGAATTTAAAGGTAACATAGCAGCTACTATTGAAGGTAAAGAATCATTTATATTAGACGGAACAGCAGCTTCATATAACTCTACAGTTAAGTTAAAAGATGAATTGGAAGAAGCAGGATATGATGTATTTATGCTTTATGTTTATACTGACTTAGAACGTTCATTATCGCAAAACCAAGATAGATTTGAAAAATCAGGTGGTGAAGACAGAAGTTTAGCTCCTGCGATTGTAATGCGTACGTGGAAAAGTGTAACACAAAATTTAGACAAATACGCAGATTTATTTGG